GTTTGTCCAGAAGAAGGACAAAGGCTCGTAAGAAAAAGGAATCTGCTGGTAAGCAGTGGGAACATCGAAGAGATGATCCAACCTACATAGATGGTAGGAGTAAACAAGCTCGTAAACTTATCAAACGTCTTACAAAGAAAAAGAAAATGGCTGAGGAACTACAGGTAGAAGCAACTGATTCATCCTCTGGTGGTGAAACTACTAAACAAGCTTACAAATTTATTAACCAAAAGCGTAAGGTTCAGAAGAAGCAAGAACGTGAGAAGCGTGCAGTTAATCGTAAGAAAGAAATTGAGACAATCTCTCGTGCTAAGGCTGCTGACTATGCTAAGAAAGGTAAGTCACGTCAACAGAAATTATCACAGCAACTCAAGAAGCAGAACAACTCCTTTGAGTTTGGTGATGGTCTAGTGTATCTTGAATCACTATGTGAGTTAGCTGATGAAGGTAAGCTTACAACTTTCTTCTTTGCTGATGACACTGAACTAGAGTTGACACAAGAGCAAGCAGGTGTTATAATTGATAAGTTCAATCAGTTATCTGAAGAGCATAAGACAAAGCTTGTCGAGATGCTTCCAGGTAGCAGTGAGATCTTCACGACGTTTATGACTATGTAATGCTTGGATACATTGACGTACTAAATGATGAGCAGTCCAATCAAACAATAAAACTCGTAGACAAACTGGAGAAAGTTTGGATCCGTAGGGCACCTAACCCTATGGATTTTTTTACTGTTGGGGCATGTACATATCTTGAAGGGGTAGAGAATATAGCCAAGTACCATAAGCATAGGAGAGTACTGAACCCTGTGCTCATGAAACATTTCGCATGGTTGTATGACATCCTTGTGGAGAAGTTATCTGCTGTGTTTGGACCAGTAGAAGTGGTAGATGAACTTGCTTATCCAGGGTTCCATGTCTTTGGACATAAGCCTGGTCGGACATCTCATCCTGAGTGTGCTAAGAGGTTTGAGAAACCATTGGCATCTCTTCATGTAGATATACAGTACAGAGAACACAAATGCTATTGGAACACATATGATGAGGTTGATCTTGAGGAGACACTATCCTTCACTCTACCTGTAGAGCTACCTAAGAATGGTGGTGGTCTATGGTTATGGGACTGGGTAAACATGGATGAGGAATGGATATCTAAATTCAATTTCCAAGATGATAGTCAGAAGGATGCTACCATTAAGGACTTCATGAAGGATGTAGATCCCAGAGAGAACAAAGAGTTCTGGGAGAATGGGTCATTACCTTTTGAGTACAATCATATATACGACACAAAACCTATGGTAGTACCCTATACAGTAGGCAAACTCTTCTACCATACAGGACATGTGTTGCATCAAATCATTCCAGGATATAAACTACAGGAAGGAGATAGAAGGATGACCCTTCAAGGTCATGGTGTTAAGTGTGATGGGATATGGAAACTATACTTTTAGATTTTAATAGGATACCTGTCCTTGATGAGGAAGACAACGAGAAGGTCTTCCAAGAATTACTGGACATGAGGAACATCTGGTTAGCTAGAACTAACTGGCATCCAGCCTTAGAAATTGCTGGACCTGATAGCAATATAGAAGAGTACGTACATTACTATACTGTTGGTGCTACCATGTATATGGATGCCAGGGACAGAGGATGGGAACTCTATAAGAAATTACAGAAGATGTATAATCGTGTCCTATGGAAGAGACTGGGATGGTTATACGATACATTCATAGAGGAGTTGCAGAAAGAGATTGGACCTTGTGAGTACGATGAGTCTCTAGGTCTTCCAGGATTTCACATCTATGAGTTTGATGATGCACCTGACAATAGAAAGCATCATCGTTGCTTGCACTATGATGGCCAGTGGTGGTGGGGTAAGAAATATTTTCAGAAGAAGTATGTTGATGTAGATTATAGAAATCAATTAAGCTATACCTTTACCATTAAAGCACCTCATAATGGTAGTGCTATAGCATTATGGGATCTTAAACCAAAGCAGGGAAGGAAGGCATCAGAGATCCAGCAGAGATATTATCATCCAATTATTGAGAGGTATCAGACCTTAGCATATGTTGAGGAGATTAAGAAGGGTAAAGTTATTGAAGACCCATGGAAGTTCAGTCTCTTTGATGATGATGGTGACTTAGAAAAATACATACCATATATTATCCCACACTTGGAAGGGCATTCGTTCTGGTATTATGGTATGACTATGCATCAGATGATACTAGGGGATAGTTTTAAGAAGGGTGACTATAGGATTACATTCCAAGGTCATGGTCTGAAGTGTGATGATAAGTGGAGGTTGTTCTGGTGACGAAGTGGTTCGCTAAGTTTTTCCCATACGAGAAGATCAATCCTGGTCTTGAACTTCTGTTTGATAACTTTGATATCATTCAAGAAGAGTTTCGTGAGAATTTACCAAGACTTTCATGGAGAGAGTGGGGGTATCAGGCAGGGTATACTGGTCACAATAAGATTGCTTATGATGGATGGGAAGTTGCTGGATTATATGGTGAGTATGATGGGTACTTAGATGGTGGGGATGAGGAGTATGATACTTTATGGGATGATCAATCTAGTTTCTATCGTCGTCAACACAAACCTGGCACTGAGAACAATGCAATACCTGAGTTCTACCATCAGGTAAAGTGGACTGGAGATTTGAGTAATCTACCTGAGAGTAAAGGACCAGAGTACTTGTATACTAATACAGATTTAAAGCTAGTCTTTACTGATAACTGTCACACTATGCCAAAGCTTACTAAGTTGTTGTATGATTCTGGTGTGAGGAGAAGGGTAGGCATTAGTGTTACACATCCTGGTCGTGGTATAGGTTGGCACGCTGACCAAGATCCAGAACGTATGGATGAGATGGTCATCAGAGGTATAATAGGATTGGATGTTAGGGTTGAGGAAGGTGAACAGTGTTATCTTGGGTTAGGTACACCTAATAATGAGCTCAAGTTTCATATAAGGGATAATAAATCCTCTTTCTTTTACAGTAGAGTACCTCATCATGTAGTAAATGAGTTAAAGTATCCGAGATACTGCATAATATTAGATCATAGTCTACCTAAAAAGTCAGTAAGAAATAAATAAACAAAGCAGAACAAATACCTACATGACATGGCAGAGACAACTAACCTTGCTATCATTGAGCGACTAGAGAAGGTCGTCAATTCATTACAAGATAACTCTGTCAAGATGGGACAGCTTTTAGCAGTCCATAATGAGAAGTTAAATAAGCAGGATAGGATTGATGGTGTCCTGTTCGAGAAGATTGAGAGTGTCCATCGTGAGATCAATCGCAAAGCAGAGGAGATAAAGAAAGGTTGTGAAAGAGATATTAGAAAAGTCGATGACCGTCTTCAGATCATGGAGAAGAAAATGTGGTCTATTTTTGGTGGTCTTGCTATTATATCTTTCATCGTTAGTCCAGTCGGACAGAAAGTAATCCGTCCACTCTTGACAGTGCCAGCAGAACCTGCTAAAGTAGTATCACCAGGCATAGCAGCAGTTGGAGAACTTTATACGGGAGTACAAGGACGTACTGCCTGATGATACGATAGGGAGTCTACGCTCCCTGATTGATCAGAACATCAATTATAATGTGCGGTCTAATACCACCCAGAAGGACAAGCAATTGTCTTTGGAACCCTTTTGGCCTGATCTTGCAGCAGAAGTAAACCAGACCCTACTGAAGGTTAGTCTGCCGTCTTACTTAGAAGCTTTCCCATACCTAAGTAGAAATCGTGAGTGGACTAGTGCTAACACAATACTCCAGAAGACTTCACCGTCTGAGGGGTATCATGAGTGGCACTGTGAGAATATGGGGTGGGCTAATAATTCCAGAGCAATAGCATGGATGATCTACCTCAATGATGTAGAGGAAGGTGGTGAGACAGAGTTCTTATATCAACAGAAAAGATTTAAACCTACAGGTAACACAGCATTACTGTGGCCAGGTTCATGGACACATATACACAGGGGTAACCCACCTCTCAGTGGAGATAAGTATATCTTGACGGGATGGTATACTCCTATTACATCCATGCCTAGGTTTGAAGTATGAGTTATTTGGATACCAAGTATCTTAACTTAGCATCTGCTACGTTGCAGAAGTATAAGAGACTGAAGCCTGGTGTCTGGACATTCAGGTGTCCTTACTGTGGTGATAGTAAGAAGCATAAGAATAAGACTAGAGGATATATCTTCGCAGTTAAGGGAGATCATGTGTTTAAATGTCACAATTGTGGTGTCACTAGATCCTTTTCTAACTTCTTAAAGGACAACGCTCCTCATGTATATGATGAGTATGTTATGGAGAGATATAAGGAAGGCACTATAGGTGGTAACGTACCAAAGCCTGACCTAACTCAGTTCCAAAGTAAGCCTAGTTTCAAACCAAAACGAAAGGTTAACCTTGAACCTTTGTCCTCTCTAAATAATGAACATGTCGCAATCGCTTACGCATTAGGAAGAGGTATCCCTAAGGAACAATTTGATCGAATTTACTGGTGTCCCAAGTTCAAAAAGTGGACAAACAAACTCAAGCAAACATTTTCTAGCACCTCAAATGACGAAGCTCGAATCATATTACCACTCAATGACAAGGATGGAAATCTTATAGGTTTTCAGGGTAGATCATTGGAGTTTAATGCGAAGATGAGATACATAACAGTCATGATAGAGGAGGGTGCTCCTAAATTATTTGGATTAGATAAGATTAATGAAAGTGAACCAATCTACATCGTTGAAGGACCAATCGACTCGCTTTTCCTTCGCAATTCCGTTGCGATGGCTGGGTCTGATGTTGATATTCGGACGTTTGGTTGGCGCGATTATATTTGGGTTTATGATAATGAACCTAGGAACCAACAAATCATCGACAGAATTGCAACAGCAATCGACCGAGGTGAAAAGGTAGTGATCTGGCCAAAGAGTGTGGGTGATGTAAAGGACATAAATGATATGGTCAGTGCTAGTATTGACGTTAAAGATGTGATACAATCTAATGTGTATCAAGGACTAGAAGCAAAGTTACAACTATCCAATTGGAAGGTATGAGCAACGGTATTAAAGTACTCAAGAGAGACGGCCACGAAGAGGGTATTAACCTAGAGAAGGTTCATAAGATGGTGGAGTTTGCCTGTGAGGATCTCGCAGGTGTGGCTGCATCTCAGGTAGAGATGAACAGTGGTCTTCAATTCTTTGATGGAATTACAACAGATCAAATTCAGGAGATCTTAGTTAAGTCTGCATCAGATTTAATTGAATTGGATCATCCTAACTATCAGTACGTTGCTGCTAGACTATTACTCTTTAGCCTTAGGAAGGCAGTCCATGGACATCCAGATACACCACCACCTATCACTGAACATATAGAGAGGTGTATTAAGCAGGGTGTATATGATCATGGCATTGCCACAAAGTATTCACCAGAGGAGTGGGTTGAGATAGATAGTTATATAGATTATGGTCGTGATTATTTGTTTACTTATGCTGGTCTACGTCAGATCGTAGATAAGTATCTCGTACAGGATAGGAGTACTGGAGAAAAGTACGAGTGTCCTCAGCAGATGTACATCATGATTGCTGCTACATTATTTGCTAATTATCCAGAGGAGAAACGTCTCGATTATGTCAGAAGATACTACAACGCAATCAGCAAGCACCGAATCAACATCCCAACACCAGTCATGGCAGGGGTGCGAACCCCGCTTAGACAGTTTGCATCCTGTGTTCTCGTTGATGTTGATGACACGATTGACAGCATCTTCAGCTCTGATATGGCTATTGGTTACTACGTTGCTCAAAGGGCGGGCATCGGTATTAACGCGGGTAGAATCCGTGGCATCAACTCGAAAATTAGAGGTGGAGAAGTTCAACACACAGGTGTCGTACCGTTTCTCAAAAAATTTGAAAGCACTGTCAGATGCTGCACTCAAAATGGCGTTAGAGGTGGATCAGCGACTGTCCACTTCCCAATCTGGCACCAAGAAATAGAGGACATCTTAGTCCTCAAAAATAATAAAGGGACGGAGGATAATCGTGTCAGAAAACTGGACTATAGTATACAAATTTCTAAGATCTTTTACGAGAGATTTATTAGCGATAGGGATATTAGTCTTTTCTCTCCACATGATGTCCCAGGTCTTTACGATGCCTTCGGAACAGAAAGATTCGATGCCCTCTACGAAAAGTACGAAGCCGATAAATCAATCTCCCGTAACACAGTAAAGGCACAGGATATTATTCTTGCTTTACTTAAAGAGAGAGCAGAGACTGGTCGTGTTTATATTATGAACATAGATCACTGCAATGAGCATTCATCTTTCAAAGACAAGGTGAACATGAGTAACCTATGTCAGGAGATAACTCTACCTACAGATCCTATTCATCACATTGATGATGATCATGGTGAGATAGCATTGTGTATTTTATCTGCACTTAACGTGGGTAAGATCAATCACCTTGAAGAGCTAGAAGAGTTATGTGATCTTGCTGTACGTGGACTGGAGGAACTGATAGATTATCAGGAGTATCCTGTAGCAGCAGCGGAACGTAGTACTATCTACAGAAGGTCATTGGGTATAGGATACATTGGTCTTGCACATTATCTTGCTAAGAATAAAGCACAGTATGATTCACCAGAGGCACACAAGCTTGTGCATGATTTGACTGAGGCATTCCAATACAACTTACTCAAAGCATCTAATCAGGTAGCACAAGAGAAAGGTCCATGTGAAGGTTTCCAACAGACTAAGTATGCTGATGGTATTCTTCCTATAGATACGTACAAGAAAGACGTTGACAGTATTGTACCTAATGACTTACATTTTGATTGGGGAGCTTTACGGGAAGACATACTCGCACACGGGTTACGACACTCCACACTGTCAGCACAAATGCCTTCAGAGAGCAGTTCCGTTGTGTCAAATGCAACCAATGGAATTGAACCACCAAGAGATTACCTGTCCGTTAAGAAATCAAAGAAGGGGCCTCTTAAGCAGATTGTTCCAGGGTATCCTCACTTAAAGAATAACTACACATTGTTGTGGGACATGAAGAGTAACGATGGTTACATTAAAGTTACTGCAGTGATACAAAAGTTCTTTGACCAAGCAATCTCTGGCAACTGGAGTTATAATCCAGAGAACTATCCCAACTCAGAAGTACCTGTCTCTGTGATGGCTACGGATCTGTTAAATACTTACAAGTATGGTTGGAAGACATCTTACTATCAGAATACATATGATGCTAAGAGTGATGGTGATCAACCTGCACATCCAATTGGATGGCATGATAACGTGAAAGAATCTAAGGTTGCTGCTTTAGAATCTCTCATTGCTGAGATAGAAACTGCTGACGAAGACTGTGAGTCCTGTAAATTATGATGAAGATTAGTAATGAGGATAAGTTCAAGGGGGTAACGGTATTCAATACCAACCCCGTTGAATCTAAAAAGCAACCCATGTTCTTTGGACAACCATTAGGTCTTCAAAGATATGACGAGTATAAGTATCCAGTATTTGAAAAACTTACCCAACAACAGTTGGGATATTTTTGGAGACCTGAGGAGGTTTCACTTCAAAAAGATAGGGCAGATTATAAAACACTAACTAAAGAGCAGAAGCATATCTATACTTCCAACCTGAAGTATCAAATTATGCTAGATAGTGTACAGGGTCGTGGTCCAGGTATGGCATTCTTGCCTTACTGTTCACTCCCTGAGCTCGAGTCTGCTATGACAGTGTGGGAAACCATGGAGATGATACACTCCAGATCCTATACTCACATAATAAAAAATGTATATCCTGATCCAAGTGAGGTATTCAATACAATACTAGGTGACGAAAAGATACTAAGTCGTGCTGAATCAGTTACCTCGGCTTATAATGAATTAATAAATCATGCACACGAATACGACAGCGGAAACATTTGGAGGATGGCTACGGAGGGCCACATCTCAGGTACTTATGACAGAAAAGAACTCAAAAGAAAACTCTACAGAGCAATCCTCAACGTCAACATTCTTGAAGGTATTAGGTTCTATGTCTCCTTCGCTTGCTCGTTTGCATTTGGTGAACTCAAGATTATGGAAGGATCCGCTAAAGTTATCTCTCTTATCGCCAGAGACGAAAGCCAACATCTTGTCCTTACTCAACAGATCATCAAAAACTGGCAAGAAGGTGACGATCCAGAAATGGTTGTCATCGCTGACGAAGAAAAAGAAAATGTAATAGGCATGTTTAAGAAGTGTGTCGAGGAAGAGAAAGAATGGGCTCGATATCTTTTTAAAGATGGTAGTATGATAGGACTTAACGAGAGGTTACTCTCACAATATGTTGAGTTCATTGCTAACCGTAGGCTACGTGCTATTGGATTGGATCCATTGTATGATATTCCTATGAGGAATAATCCTTTACCATGGACACAGTACTGGTTAAATAGTAAGGGACAGCAGAACGCACCTCAAGAAACGGAGATAGAATCATATGTCGTCGGAGGAATTAAACAAGATGTCGAAGCAGATTCCTTCAAAGGATTCAGCCTTTGAAAATCCAAGACCAGAAGAAGATATTGCCTGGGACATTGAGGATATGAAACGTGCTATTATTGATGCAGCAGAACAGAGTTGGGATGAGTATGCAGGTGGATGACTCCAATTGGAGAGAAGAGTACAAGAGTTACACAAGTAACAAGAAGCATCTTGAACTACTTGAAAACGGACCTAAAAGCTTGTCGCAGTCATGGATAATGGGTGCATTGTATAATGAGTGGAAGAAAATAAAAGGTTATAAGGAGCCAGAGCCACCTGATTGTAGCAGTTCGTTACAAGAATGGGAAAAGAGTATCAAAAGATACGAAAATAGTTGACTATATAGTAAAGGTATGTTAGCATACCAATACGTTCACCTCATTAAGAGGCGCAAGTAAGTCGCGGAACGGTTACGTTCATCCTTTCGAGGACGCAAACGACTAAAGGAACGGGCCTTAAAATCCAACTACTTTAGGAGTAAATCCATGGCAAAAGTTACCTACAGAGGTGTCGTCTATGACACCAAGGACAACAACAAGTCCTGCAGTAAGAGTGTCGCTGAACTTAAGTACAGAGGCATTAAGCATACAGAAGAACTTCTAGTATGCTCTAAGTAAACAACTTGCGAAGGTGTCCCCGCTACATATAGTAGTTCGGGGACATTTTTTATGCAGAAAACGAGACTGAAGCAATTAATAACAGAACTAGAGGATCTTCTCACTGAATTAAAGTCTGAAGTATATGCAGATGTCGATGCATACATTGACAATAACGGTGAACGATGGTATAGTGGAGATGATGATGACGGTTATGCAGATTGAAAGTTAGCATCGTAGGAGCTGGTAACGCAGGAATTTTTACAGCACTTTACTATTCATGGTATGGTAAGAAGAAAGACCTTGAAGTAGAATTAATATACAACCCTGATATACCACCCGAAGAAGTTGGACAAGCAACATTACTAGGAGCACCTGAGTTACTCTACAAGGGAACAGGATTTAATTATTACGACAATCATATACATGCCACCCCGAAGACTGGAATATTATACGAGGGATTTGGTAAGGCAAACGACAAATTTATACATGCATTTCCTGCTAATACTTTGGCAATGCATTTCTGTCCATGTGAAGTCCAAAGGTTTGCTTTACAATCAGGTAGGTTTAAGGTAACTGAGGGTGATGTACGTGACCCTAAGGATGTCGATGCTGATTATGTTTTTGATTGTAGGGGTACACCTAAGGACTTTACTGGGTACACTAAGCTTCAAAGCCCTATCAACTCTGTCATCTTAGGTAAACCTAAGTGGGATAGTAAAGAGTTATGGAGTAGGCATGTTGCAACTCCTGATGGTTGGGCTTTTGTTCTACCAATGGATGAGAGTTCTCCATCACATAAGGGTGCTGTTGGATACCTATACAATAATGAGATTACAAATACAGAGGATGCCAAAAAAAATTTCGGGCAAATTTTTGACGTAGAGGTCACAGGTCAGAAGACTTTTAAAAGTTATATGCATATGAATCCTGTTGATGATAGGGTAATACTTCAGGGTAATAGATTGTTCTTCTTAGAACCAATGGAATCAACTGCAACAGAAACTTACTTAGAGTGGGCACGCAGTACGTTTAGTGTTATAATAGAAGGTAACCGTTCATCTAATGATGCTGTGAAGGGTATCAAAAAATATATCAGGCAGATCCAGAACTTTATTCTCTGGCACTATCAGTTTGGTTCTCAATATGATACACCTTTCTGGGAGTATGCTAAAGGATTACTCTTCCATGACCCTCGCTTTGATAAGTTCCTTAACAAAGCTACTACTCTATCCTTAGAGGAGTGTGAGGAGATATCATATAAGAATTATCACAGTGGTATTACTTGGAGAGACAGTGGATACTATGAGATTGAATTACTTTATTCTGTATGGCCACTTATGAGCTTCAAGAATTGGCATGAAGGTATGACACTAAATAGGACAGCGACATGAAAATTATGGGATGGCGACCTCCACAGAGACCAGCATGGGTGAAGGCTTATATGAAAATGCCTGGACCTATCAAGGCACAGCTTTTACTTCTGACGACATTAACGATTTCTTCGGTTACGTCTACTGCATTACTAATATGCAATCGGGTAGGAAGTACATCGGCCGCAAGTACTTTACCAGTAGTAGAAAGCCTAGAGGTGGGAAACGAAAGGTTACGACTGAGAGTGACTGGAAACGCTACTACGGTAGTTCTAAAGAACTTAAGCAGGACGTTACAAAATTTGGACGAAACACTTTCAAGCGTGAAATCCTCAGTCTCCATCGAAAAAAAGGGTGGGTGAACTACGAAGAGACACGACAACTCTTTCTAAATAATGTACTGAGTGAGGATGCGAACTACTATAACAGTAACATCCTTGGACGCTATATGAAAAAGGATTACTACAATGAACAACGCACCAGTTGAAATTCAAGACGAATGCCAGAGATTGCTGGAGTGGATGCAAGATCGTAGTGATGTTCTTATGGCAGAGGATCGCAAAGAGGATATGTTTGCACTCTATATGGAGTGGCATGAGTGGGTAGAGGAAGACAACCCTACTTTATTGGTGATAGGTAGATTTAATGAAGAGAAGTGATATAAATTACCTATATGACTGGGCTTCTCAAACAGATTTTCCTCTAAGAAAGGCACCAACAGCAGTTGGATATTCCAATAAAGATATATACTTCTGTTGGATCAAAGCTATCTATAGAAGTGGTGCCATTGCTGGTGTAAGGAAATCTGTTGTTAAAGATGAGAAAGCACAGGAGATCTTAAACCAAGACGAAGTAGTATTTGCAACCGTAGCTTGCTTTGAACCAGGCACAGAATTAGGACCGCATAGAGATCCACCAGTATACGAGAGACCATATAGAAGAATACAGATACCATTATACATTCCATCCAATGAATGTTACATGATTTGGGACGGAGAAAAAGTATTTTGGGAAGAGGGTGTCCCTCAGATCTATGATGTCATGGATGTTATTCATGAAGGATACAATTATTCTGATGATGATATGATTTTTTTATTTGTAGACATTTTAAAGACCAATGATAACAGTACGTTGCAAGAGTTGTAACACAACAGTAACCTCAAGACATGAGCACGATTATAATGTGTGTGGTTGTGAGAACCAAACCTATGTCCAAGGTGATATAATGGGTGGTAATGATTTGAACCAAGTAGTTCAGGTTGGTACACATCGTGAAGAGAAAGAGCTTAAGTTAGGAACAGAAGCACCAAAGAAGAGAAGAACTAGATTAATTGACGTTGATATTAGATGAAGGTAGTACAGTACCCACCTGTTATTAATTCACCATCTGTAGTTAAGTTACTCAGGGAAGTTCACATGATGAACCCCCTACCAGGTAACTGTTGGATGGGATTAGATGATGAACCTGAGAATTCTATTGAGAAATATATACTAGATTGTTATGATCTATACTTGAAAGAATTATATCCGCAGGCTAAGGGATTTGAATGGTGGTTCCATTATATTGAATTTGATGATAGAATGATAGGGTTCCACTCTGATCATGATGAAATGATTAGGAGGGACAACGAGGGTGAGATGAAGTATCCTCTCGTTTCTACTGTCACCTATCTCAACAATCACATTTCACCAACGATAGTTTGGGATACTACGACTGGTAGCAACGAACGTGAAGTCAAGAACTGTCCTCCTAGTGAGGTAGTCTGTTCACTTCCTGAGGAAGGGAGGATGCTCACCTTTGATCCCAGATATATACATGGGGTTTTACCTTGCAGTAAGGATAGAATCACACTCATGTTTAATGTGTGGGATTATAAGCCCGAGGCATTACATCGTGTAGATGTACGTACATACAGAGTTGAAGACTGCGAATTCTTTTTACCAAGTGGGGGCAGACTTCCTACTGCATGGTTGGGAAAGACATGTGACTCAACTGTTGACCTGTTTGGTAAACGAGTTACGTATAAACATCCAGTAGGTGCCGCTGGACATGGAGATTTCTGGAGTGTTACTCAATGATTGAGATTAAAGAAAAAGATCTTAAGGAAAAAGAAAATCACTACATAAAACTAGTGGAGGATGGTGAAGTCGTCTTAGTTGAGAAACCAGATGGCAATAAGTATATGATGGTACCCCAAAACCCCAGTGATATGAAGTATCAATGGGACCATGACGACGGAGCTTAAATGTATTCAGTTTACGAAGAACACATAGAGATCCTTGAACGAGAGAATGAGAAGCTCGAAGAGCAGCTTCTATTCTATCAAAAACTTATAGAGTATAAGACTTATGGACCACCTATCCATTCAAGAGAAGAGCTAAATAATAAAAAATAGTTTTGTGTAATGGATTGGATCCCTCATATAGTAGTCAAGGCATCTAAGGATGCATGTGCTGCTACTACAACTACTGCGTTAAAAACATTTGAGACTGGGTTTCCAGGTCACAAGGCAACTGTGCATTACATTGGAAGTTGTGTTGAGGCTCAGAAGTACTGTCAGAAGTGGTGTAAAGAAGGTGGGCATAAGCTCATACAATATCTACCATCTATCAGACAGTCGAGGATCCA